CAAGCGGCGACAGCGGTGCAGCCACGGCAAGCGGCGAACGCGGTGCAGCCACGGCAAGCGGCTACAGCGGTGCAGCCACGGCAAGCGGCTACAGCGGTGCAGCCACGGCAAGCGGCTACAGCGGTGCAGCCACGGCAAGCGGCTACAGCGGTGCAGCCACGGCAAGCGGCGACAGCGGTGCAGCCACGGCAAGCGGCGACAACGGTGCAGCCACGGCAAGCGGCGACAGCGGTGCAGCCACGGCAAGCGGCTACAACGGTGCAGCCACGGCAAGCGGCCGTCACTCGACCGCATCCGCGACAGGTTTTTATGGTCGGGCGCGCGGCATCGAAGGCGCTGCACTGTTCCTCATCTATCGCGACTCAGATGCAGATGGCGACGAATACGGCCGAATCCTTCACGCGAAAGCGATTATCGTCGGCCACGACGGCGTGAAGCCCGACACGTTCTATATGCTGAATCGCGACGGCGAGCTTGTCGAAGCCGCCTAACCCTCCGCGTTCGCGGACAGGAGATCCCCATGCAAGTCCACACCGTAATACGTCCGCATCAAGCCTGGGCGTGGATTTATTCGGAATATGCGTTGGTCGCCGGCAAGTGGCGCTATCTCCGTACTGTCGATATGTCGCGTTGCACCTATCAGTGAGGAAACCATGACCTCATCCCAACTCGACGCTTGGCGCCGCCGCCCGCTCGAAGTGAAGGTATTCGACCGCTGCGACGAATGCAAGACGCTTCAGCCGGATGTCCGCGAGCGCATCAACTTTTGGCCCAACATCCGCGCAGTATGCTGCTCCAACTGCTTCAACCGGATGCTCGCCGAATTTAACGACCTCTCATATACGTGAGGAAACCATGATCTGGATCGTAGGTGGTATCGCTCTGTGGGGCGACATGGCACTCGTCGCAATGGCCTTCAGCCACGGTGCCCATCGCAAGGAAAACCCGCGCGAGTTTCGGCGGATTCGATCACTGGAGGAAGTATGAAGATACCGGAAATCGCCGATATAGACGTGGCCTTCGGCACCACGAAGGGGCTTCCCGCTTATGCATCCGTTCCCGACGAGTTCAAGCGCATGAACGGCACGAAGTGGAACAAGCTGTTCTCCGATTGGTTTTATGGCGGAATGAAATCGCTTCGCCTGGCTCCGAACGAGGGCGTCGACAAGGATGCCGCGCTGAAGCATATCCGCGCCCTGATGAAATCGTGTAAGTCGAAGCACGAACACAAAGAGGCAGGCGTCGCCTATCTGATGAGCAAGTACTTCGCTGATGCGGAATGGGAGAAAAAGTGAGCACAGCAATCCACCAAGGCTCCATCGAGGAGCGCATCAAAAAGTGCATCGGCGAGATCATGCAACGCCCGCCCGAGGACTTCAAAAACTCTGACCGACTCGACCATGACATCGGCTGCGACTCCATCGATTTGCTCGAAATCGTAATGTCAGTTGAAGGCGAGTTCGACATCGAGATCAGCGATGAGGACGGCGAGAAGCTGCTGACGATCCAACAGGCTATCGACTACGTGACGGCGAAGGTTTCCTAAGCCACGGCGGCTCCTGAGCATCTAGATGCCGGTCTGGTGCGAAACCAGTGACAGCCGGGAAAAGACCGAGAGTTGCGAGCCTCTTAATACGCTGACGGCGGGAAAGACCGCGCCCTGAGCGGTGGCGATTCTCCGTTGCGGACACGCGGCGGTAAATAGACCTGGACGGGTAGAGTCGCTAACACTGAGGACCATCCCTACACACAATTAAGGAGTGCTTCATGACCCCCTCAATCCGAATCTGCATCTACCTGATGGATGACCCCGCTGACCACTTGCTCTCCGAGACAGAGCACGACCTCACCGTCTACGAAGACGCAGGCGGCCAGCTCAAGGCCTACGTGGACTACCACGGCGCGATCCTGCCCGTACCTGTGGAATCGGCGGCGCTGGAGGTGTGGCTTGCGAAGACGCGGGAAGAGGCTGTGCTGACGGCGGCGGGGGTGTGATGAGCGAGACGACAAATTGGGCGCCGGAGCGCATCTATCTCCAGCGCGAGCAGGGCGAATTTGGCTCGCACACCTGGTGCGAGGATTCGGTCGGCGATGGCGATCTTATCGAAGAAGTCGCATATGTCCGGGCAGATGCCGCGCCAAAGTTGGCCGTCTGGTATGGGCCGATGCCAGAAAGCAACGGCAAGACGAACTGGACGGCCATCCTCCACAACGGCGACATCGCCACGGGCATCACGCTCGACCGCTCGGAATACCCTGATCGAGTGAGGTATGAGGCGGATCGTGCGCGCTGGCTAATTGGCGAGCTCGCTGAGGAACCATTCATTCTGGACTATGACGCCGACAAGCACAGCGGCTATGTGCCGCCTACGCCGAAGCCCCGCTTCCCTGAAACCTTCTGCTCGTCCTGCGGTAAATCGCTAGGTGCAGGGGACTCTGGTGTATCGCATTGCGGAGATCACGAATGATGAACGAATTTACCGCCGACGACATGAGATTCAAAAAGATCCACTCACTCCACGTGGGAGTTTGCATCGGTAGCGCTGCGGCGTTCCTGGTATTCGTGGCCCTTGAAGAGATACCCGGATTCCTTGACATGGTTTGGTCTGTATTGGGGGTGAAGTGATGGACGACGACATTCTGGATTGCCGCCGCACGCCGAGAACGCTCAACGAAGCATTCGGCCCCGGCAGCAAACTTCATCTCGAAGAGGAAAGCAGCCTCAAGGGTTGGCTCTGGGCGATCTTCTACGGCGCGTGTATCGGAGCGGGATGGTATGCGCTTGTGGCGCTGAAGGCGGGAGCATGAGCTACGCCAGATGGAGCAATTCGAATTGGTACGCGTTCGATAACGTCAACGGCATGTTTTCGCTGTGGCACGTCGGTTTGGGCGATAACCCCAATTTGGCCTATGAAGACCTTCGCGATCACCGCGACGCGGGCACGCTTGATGTGCTGTTGCGCGCGACGTTCCCTGGCGTCGATGACGATGATGTCGCTGAGGCTATCAAGATCATCGGCCGGGCATTGGAGGAGCGATGAACTTCCTCGCCAAAATCTGGCTCGGCCTATTCATTTCCCTCGCCACCGTGATTAGCGCGATGGCTTGGCACATATATGGAGTCAACTAAATGAGCACAGAACTCACCGTTGCACAGCGCGCTGCCGTAGCGCTGAAATCGGCCCAGCATGAGCAGGAATTGAAAGCGCTCGCAACGAAGTACGCGGACATCACCGAGATCGTCAACGGCGCGGGCCGCGATCAAGCCCACGGTGCCATGATGGAACTGGCCAACCGGCGCGTCGCCATCACGAAGGCCGGGAAGGAGGCGCGCGATGATGCCAACGCGTTTTTGAAGGCGGTCATTGCTGAAGAGAAGCGCCTTGTTGGCCTCATAGAACCCGAGGAAGGGCGCCTCCGCACCCTGCGCGACGCTTGGGATGCCGAGCGCGAACGCGAGAAGCAAGCCAAAGCCGCCGCCGAGAAAGCGCGAGTAGACGGTATCCGTCAGCGCATCGCCGAGATCCAAGCCATCCCGGCGATGCTGGTAGGCAAGCAATCGGAAACCATCGCCGCAGCGATTGAGAGCTTGGAGGTGGTCGAGATAACGCTCGAAGCATTCGCGGAGTTTGCCGGCGAAAGTCAGATGGTCAAGATCGCCGCCGTCGCCAAGCTGGGCGAGATGCTGTCGGCTCAAATCGCGCACGAGCAGGAGCAGGCCCGGTTGCAGGCAGAACGTGAGCAACTGGCCCGCGAACGCGCCGAGGCCACCGAACGAGAGCGCATCGCCGCAGCAGCGCGGGCAGAGGAAGAACGCAAGGCACGCGAGGCCCGGGAAGCGGAAGAGGCCCGTCTGCGCGCCGAACGCGAGAAGCATGAGGCTGAGTTGCGAGCGCAGCAAGAATCCCACGAACGCCTTATGGCAGAGCGCCAAGCCGAACTTGATCGCAAGCAGGCGGAGATTGATCGAAAGGAACGTGAGCAGCGCGAGCGCGAAGAGGCTGAATCGCGCGTTAAGCGCGAAGCGGAGGAGCAAGCAGCGCGCCAAGAGGCGGAGCGTATCGCAGCCGAGCAGGCAGCAATAGAGTACCAGCGCATCGCCGACGAACAAGTCGCAGCCGAAGCAGAGCGCCAGCGCACCGCCAAGATTCACGATCTGTTCCAACCGCAGGCCGAACGCGAGCTAGAGGAAATGGTGACGATCACCAAGGCCGAATACGAACGCCTTTGCGAGCGCGATGAATGGTTGTCATGCCTTGAAGCGGCTGGCGTCGACAACTGGGAAGGGATGGAAGAAGCCATTCGAATCCGACGAGAAGAGGAGGCAGCGTGAGTAACGCTTTGCAGGTAATCACTCAAGAGAGATTGAAAGAGTTGCTTTTCTATGATCCCGATACCGGCCTGTTCATGTGGCGTCGAGATCACTTTTGCGCCAAAGAGGGAATGGTTGCCGGAAGCAGAGCGGGAAAGCAATACATCCGAATCCGGGTAGACGGGAAAGGCTATTACGCACATAGGCTCGCCGTGCTCTATATGACCGGTGAGATGCCGCCGCGATCAATCGATGTCGACCATATCGACCTCAATGGCCAGAACAACCGCTGGCTGAATCTTCGTTGCGTGCCGCACGCTCTGAACTTGCAGAATCAGAGAGAAAAAGGCGCGAACCGGAAGAATCCTAGCAGTCGCCTCTTGGGTGTTTCATGGAAGAAGGAAAAGGGAAAATGGGTGGCCGTTATTACGGTTTCCGGTCGCCAGAAGCACCTAGGCTACTTTGACGATGAACATCTGGCCCATACCGCATATGTGACTGCTAAACGCAGTTTGCACAAAGGAAACACGCTATGACTACGGCAATCGTACCGTTTCAGGAAATGGAGAGCATGGCCTCCTACATCGTCAAATCGCGCCTATTCGGGGCGAAGGACGAAGCCCAAGCCATGAGCCTGATGTTGCTAGCCCAAGCTGAGGGAATGCACCCTATGGCGGCCATTCAGGATTTCGACATCGTTCAGGGGCGCCCGGCACGCAAAACGCATTCGATCCTTGCCCGATTCCAGTCGGCGGGCGGCACGGTCCAATGGGATGAGATCAGCGCTAGCCGTGCATGCGGAACGTTCTCCCACAAGCAGGGCGGATCGCTGAGGGTTGAATGGACCATCGAGCAGGCAAAGCGAGTTGGCCTGACTGGCAAGGACAACTGGAAGAACTACCCGCAAGCCATGCTCCGCGCACGTTGTATCGCCGAGGGAGTGCGAGCCGTCTATCCCGGCGCTATCGGCGGCATGTTGTCGGTCGAGGAAGCGCAGGACGTGGTAGCAGCCCCGCCGCGCGACATGGGCGCAGCCAACGAGGTGACGCCCGCGATCGACCTTCGCAAGAAGTGGCTCGATGCCGTAGCGGCAGCAACGACGAAAGACGGCCTCCAGAAAGTCTGGAAAGACGGGCTGGCAGAGATCAAGCCGACCGGAAACATGGACGTCTATCATGCGATCAAGGCCGCCGTCGAGAGACGCAAGAGCGAACTGAATCAGCCGCCGCCCGATGTGATTGACGTGCAGGCGAAAGAGGTTGGCCGGGAACCCGGCTCTGATAACGATTTTGTTTCGGCAATGGATGCCGCAGGAGACATGCAATGACAGTCTGGATTGAATGTGCCCAAGGCACGGACGAATGGAAAGCCGCCCGGTGCGGAGTCATCACCGCGTCGAAGTTCAAGGACGCCTGCGACAAGCTCAAGAGCGGCAAGCCGTCTGCGAAGGCGAATACCTACGCCGCTCAGGTTGCAATGGAGCGCGTTACCGGCAAGCCATCCGATGAACAGTTCGTGACGTGGCAGATGAAGCAGGGCACCGAGCGCGAGCCGATGGCGCGACTGGAGTACGAATCGCTGACCGGAAATCTTGCGTCGGAATCAGGGATCGTCCTGACCGATGACCGGCTGTTCGGCTACTCGTCGGACGGGTACGTTGGCGACGACGGGATCATCGAAATCAAGAGCCTCGCTAGCGCCGAAAAGATCATCGAGATCTGGCGCAATCACAACCCCGAGGACTACATGCACCAGATTCAGGGTGGGCTCTGGATCACCGGCCGCAAGTGGGCCGATTTCATCATGTACGTGCCTGAGCTCGAGTCGGTCGGAAAGCAACTGTACTACCAACGAATCGAGCGCGATGAGTCGTTCATCGGGCAGCTTGAAGTTGACCTGATGCAGTTTGCGTCCACGGTCTCGGAACTCGAAGCGGTGCTGCGCCAGCAAGCCGCGTAACGATCACGCTCCACCCATAGCAGACCGCTAGGCGATTTCGCGGGTCCGGTCGTAAGTCTGTGGGTGGGGCGTCCTAAATCCATGAGCCCAAAAATCAAGACATGCCGTTACTGCCAGCAGCCAGCAAAGCTCTTGCGGCTTGGCGACGACGGCTATCCCTACCAGCGTGATTACGGCCCGATGTACGTGTGCGCGCCGTGTAGCGCATGGGTAGGCTGCCACCCTGGCACGACAAATCCGCTTGGCGGCTTGGCGAACGCCGAATTGCGCCAGTGGAAGATGAAAGCGCACGCTGCATTTGATCCACTCTGGCAGGCAAAGATTCGGCGCGATGGATGCTCGAAAGGCGTTGCGCGCAGGGCTGGCTATCGCTGGCTATCGGAACAGCTAGGCATACCACCCGAAAAGACGCACATAGGCTACATGAGCGTCGAAGAGTGCCAGCGGGTTGTCGAGATTTGTGAGGCCGTCAGAAACAAATAACCCTTCAAATGAGGTGAGTGTGAGCGAATTCGCCATACCGCAAATCGTGCGCCATAAGGCGAGCGGAGACCTTCTGATTACCAGAGAGCGATATCAGGCCAACAAGTGGGGGCCGGCAGGCTATCGCTGCTCGCCTATCGCCAACAGCAATACGACGATGGGATATGTCGATGACGATCTTGAATTGCCGCCGCCGCGCAAACCCGGCGTATTCGATTATGACCTCGACATCGTGCCGAGGGCGCAGGGTGCGCTGGATTGGGAGCATGTAGAGCCCGCGCGTCTTGATCTGACTCTTTCGAATGTCACTGCCTGCGCTGGTTGGATTGCTTACCCGCACGTGGCATGGGTAAAGAAGCCCGGAAGCAGTTACAAGGCACGGGCGCGTCTCTTTCTCAATACAAGCCAATCTGGCGGCTACACAGGGCAGGCGCATGCGTTGGTCTACGAAAGTTCGGCGAATCGCTATCCACAGAACCTACGGGACGCAGTGGTAAACGCTGCCGTGAAAGCGACGCACAACCCGAAAGAGCCTGTAGGGAATCTAGCGGCAGCAGTGCTGGAAATGGAGGCTACTCCATACCACAAGCGCGAATGTGCATTGCCGTCCGCATGGCTGCTGTCAATCTGCAAGCACGAAGTTATCGATTCAAGCACCGCGGAAAGTCGCATGCGCGGCTGGCATCCAGCGCGTTGCTCGAAGTGCGGCATCAACCTGTCGATCGATTCGAGCGACTGAACACCAACCATTGAGTGAGACGAGAATGAGCGCAACGTACGACGCAGAAGCCGCCGAAGACACCCGGCAAATGAACATGATCCTCGCCAGCTTTCAGCGCGACGGGATTGCAACGAAGACTGACGCGGAGAAGGTCTCCTATCTGTCTGCCGGATTGCTTGTCAGCTATCAACTGATCCGCAGCGTCGCTGGCGACGAATGGGTGAGGGGTTGGCTCGAAGCCGCGCTGCACGACGTGACAAATAACCCATGTGCGGTCGAAATCCGCAAACCTTCCTGAGGCGAGGACAGACCATGATCACCGAAAAGAGCCGCGCTGATGCGCTGACCGAAGCAATCATGGAGCAGGCGCAGGTGTACGCATCCGCCTGGTCGCTCATCGGCGGCCCGTTCGACGACGGTAATGCGCTCGAAACGGCGGAGCAAGAAAAGGCCGAGCTGCGCAACCTCGTCGGCGAGACGATCGCGACGCTCGAACAACCACCGATGCCTGTCGAGCAGCACGAAGCAGCGCCGGCCGCCCCTCGCACTGAGATGGTGGGAGCGGTGCCGAACTGGCGCGAGCTTTCCCGTCGCCTGTACGTCGAGTTGTTCCACTGCGATCAGCAGATGTGCTCGACGTTCGACGAAGATGGCGAACCGTACTGGTTTCAAGGCGCGACCGTTCGCGATGTTCTCGCCGATGCGAAAGCAGCGCTCGAAAGCACGCCTCCCGCAGATGCAGCGGCAGCGCCGCCCATCCATGAAGAACTGGAGGCGCACAAGCGAATGCTCGGCGAAGCGTGTCGCGACCTCGGCTTGATCCACGAAGCGCTCGGCCTCGACCACGACGATGCGGGCGGCGCAGCACCGATCCTCGATGCCATTACGGAACTCAAGGCGCGCGCAGATGCAGCGGCAGCGCCGGCGCGATACTTCGTCTACGACAACGAATGCGGCTACGAGGTATTCGATACCGACGAGGAGCGCGCCAAGGCACATCAAGCGGCAATCGATGGATACCTCGACGACGGCTGGTGCGGGGAAGTGACTAGCGTCGTGTCAGGCATTGTCACTCATCACACAGTCAAGACGGACGTGGAAACGAAACCGGCTCCATGCGTCAACCACCCGGATCATGACGATGAGGATTGCGACGCATGCGCCGCATGGAACGAGTGGCCCAACCACGAGTTCGATGAAATATGCCGCTACGTGCCTGATCCGATCCCCGCCCAACCCGCCACTCTGGCGCTGACGGATGAGCAGATCCTCGAAGCGTTCGCGAAGCGGCACATTCACGTCTACGGCGAGGATGGCGAAGTGCGGCCGATTGGCAATGCGGTAATTAAAGCCGCCCGCGCCCTTCTCAACGGAGCCAACCATGCCGAATAACCTGAAAGCCAAACTCCGCCGCGTCATGGACCTTCTCGATACCGAACTGGGCGACTCTGACCCGATGGTCGAGGGCATGACGCAAGAGGAAATCGAGGAAGAATGCCCGGTGTTCGCGGCCATGCAGATCGTTGTCGCTCTCTGGCAAGAAGCGCCCGACGAAGAAGCCAAGTCGACGGACGCCGACAAGCTCGACGCCGAGCGGTATCGGTGGCTGCGGCAGCAGCACTGGAACGAAGCAGACATGTTCGTGGTTGCTGGATCGAAATCTCAGGTTTACCTGGGCACCGACTGTCCAAGCTGCGACCGGCTCGACGCTGCCATCGACGCCGCCCGCGCCCACTCCACCAACCGGAGCGGAGGACAACATGCGTGACTGGATCATCGTGGGTGCCATCGTCGCCGTGTTCGCGTTCGGCGTGAAGAAGTGCACCGATACGGAGTGGTATCAGGAGGGCGAGCGCCAGACGGCGGCGCAAGAAGCCGCCGAGCGCCAGCCGCACGTCATCCGCGAGGCGGATGGCTGCAAGGTGTACGCGTTCAAGGCCAACGATAGCCTGCACTACTTCACACGCTGCTCGAACAGCACCGTGGCGACCGAGCGCAACTGGCGCGAGCAGCAAGGGAAGCGCACCGTGGACAAGCGAGAGACGATCACGACGGGCGATGGCGCGGGAGAGAGCCGATGAGCACGCGAACCCTCATCGAGATCAATCATGACCGGCCCGCGCCCAAACGCATCATGCGGCCGTGCGAATGGGGCCTTCTCGGAACCGTCCGTGATCTCGAAACGCAGATGGGCACCGTGGAGGCATACAACCGCCTCTGCGATGCCGCCCAGAGACTGAAGGCGAAGATCGACGCGGGTCAAGCAGAAGCGCAGGGTCGCATGTGGGCCACCGATCCGAAGTGGATCTACCCGGCAGGGGGCGAAGTATGACCACGCGCGCCGAGTTTGAGAAGTGGTGCGACCTGACAGAACGCGACTCGACTGATCGGGACTTGTTCGCCGCATGGGAAGAATCGCGCACCGCAGCGCTGGAGGAAGCTATCACCATCCTCGAAACATACCAGGTAAGCGTCGGTAACAGCGCAGCCGGTGAGATCGCATGCGAAATGACAATGGCGAGCTTGCGCGAGATTCGGGACGAGATCCGCGCCCTCGCAAAGTCTGAAGGAGAGAAAACGTGAATACTGCCGGAGAAATGATAAATCGACTGCGCGAAGATTATGATTACCGAATCAAAATCACATCTGCGCCATATCGCGGTGCAGTTTCACGCCTACCGATCGAAGCCGCCGATCTGATCGAGCAGCAAGCCAGCCGCATTGCCGGGTTAGAGGCCTCCCGCATCGCCTACGCCAGCGAATTCCCGCTCGACGCCGAGGGATTGCCTGATGTGGGCAACATTCACGCGAACATTCGGGCGATGAAGACGCGGGCTGCGGAATTGGCAATTCATCTTGATTTGATGACGAAGGAATTCGTCCGCATGTACCCACTTTATTACTACGCCGAACCATGGGCGCATGACCGAAACCAAGTGCTGAAGGCTGCACTGGCCGCTCTCAGCCAGAAGGAGGCGAATCATGAGTGATAAGCCAGTCTTGCATGCACGTCAGATCATTGAATCCTTTGACGATATGATCCGAGGCATTCAGAAGCATTCCAATATTGATTTCGCCGCTTTGTTGGGGGCGTTGCACGAACTAACTAAGCGCTATGAGTATGAGCGCCGTCTTCTATGGATTGAAGAGAGCGAGAAGCGAGCCAAAGAGCAGAAGGAAGCGAAATGATCAAAACTACCGGTGCCGAATGGAAGGCGTTCAATGCGGACAATGCCTATTGGGGCGAGTTTTACATGGAGGACGAGGTTATTACGGTCAATGGTGAGCCCGTCGACGAATACTCGTTTGATGTCGACACGCTCAACGATGCCGACAAGGTGACTGTGGACGGCGGATGGGTCGCCGATCAGGCTGCCGACTCAGACAAGGAATACAACCTCAACACGTTCTTTCAGCGCTGGCGCAAGCAACAGACGACCGAGTTTCTGTCCGTCGAAGTGCCGAAGGAAAAGGCTGATGCCGTGCGTGCTGCCATCGTTGCGGCGGGAGGAAAGGTGAAATGACCGACGCACAACTAGACGAGCTGGAGAGGCTGATTCGCACCAGCAAGCAACCGGCGCAACCCATTTCGGGCGCAACGGCTCTCGCCCTTATCGCAGAGGTGAGGGAGTTGCGGAGGGATGCAGAATCATGGCGCGCTCACATGCGCGAAGTCGAGCATGTGCGGGATCTCGAGTGCAGAGGGTTTGGGCGAGATGGCGCCTTGGCTCAGGGAAAGGAGGGCGCATGACTGAATGGAAACCGATCAGCACGGCGCCGAAAGATGGCTCTGAAGTGCTTCTGTATATTGGCGCTCCATGGTCAAAAATCGAGAAGGCCCGATGGTATGCGCCATGGTCGAATTGGCAGTGCGGCGTCATTCCAAGCGATCCCGTCCGAGAAGAGTATTTCGGCATCGGAAGCTCGGTTCCGACGCACTGGATGCCGTTGCCTTCTCCGCCGGAGACGATATGATCCGCGCCCGATTCCAGGTCAACGAGGACGATCCTCGCCCGGTCAACTGGCCGATCAAACATCCGTATTGGGTAACCGGATATGGAGACGATCACGCAATCATCGTGGCGTATGCGGATGATCTTGGCGAGATCATGCGTAACTGGCCGGATGCTCGTAAGTTCAGCTTTGTGTACGAGGCGACGGAATACACATTTACGGACCGGTTTGAGTGGCCGGAATGGTTTAAGGAGTTGCGATGAAAGACCTGGAAGAACTGAAGGCCGAACTACATTGGGCCATCGTCAATAACGAGGATCGCCCCCGCACAGAGGCAGCGCTTCTGTGGGCGATTGAGGTGATTGAAGAGTTGGAAGAGAAGGGAGAGGAAGCGTGAGCGAGTCGAATCAGGTTGTTGATACAAAATTGCGCAACGGAATCAACGGGATCCCGCTTTATCGCGTCCGCTGCCCATATTGCTCGAAGGTCAATACATTCCAGTGGCAGGACGGGATCGAGATTTTCGGAGCACAAGCCAGCAAGGTGTTGACGTGCCACTCAGACTATAAGGAACACGATTGGGGTGCATGCACCGCCTACGGCGGATGCGGACGATCATATGCATTCTTTCCGAGCGTCGAGATCGCCGGGGAAACCAAGAAGATCGAAGGGGAGGAGGCGTGAAAGCCCAATTCAAAGCCGAGAAACCATCCGATATCCAGATGACCATGACGCTCACGATGACGCTGGGCGAATGGAACGAGATCGCAGATCACCTGACCGATACACGCCACTACCGGCCAGACGGGAAGTTGCTGGATGCGATCAGGACGATGGCGCGAAAGGCTGGCACCCACTTTGACGAGGTGGGCGAACTGCCGTGATCGAAGCAGCCGCACGAATCTTAGAAATCACCAGGAAAGACTGGAGAATTTATCGATGAGCGATCTCGTTCGACAACTGGAGCCCCAGTTCAAGACTCCACTCTTGCCATTGGAGGTGGTGCGGACAAACTTCTTCCCGCATCTCTCTGCGGACTCGTTCAACCGGCGCGCAAGAGCAAACGATTTGGGCTTTCCGGTCATCAGCGCCGAGCGCTCGCAGAAGTCCGCGATGTTCGTCCACATTGACGATCTGGGCGCCTATCTGGAGGCCCGGTGCGCCGTCGCGAGACGGGAGCATGCCATGCTGGTCGGTGCTTAGGATTTACTTATTGACCGCCGAATCCCTTTACTGGCAGGGGTGTTTGGCCGAGTCATAATCGCCGCAAGCCGAGCGGCGAATCGATCGCCAGCGACAATTTTTCGAGCGAAGTGAAAGGATTTCGAGTGGAGGGGCGATGCTGGAGCGCAGCGCTAGGCCGGCATTGGGAGGGGTGCCCGACTCTGGTTTACAGAGCCGGGGTTGTATTGCGGGTTTACCAGGCGGAATCTGTGCGCCCGCAAGGAATCGACCGTTTTTAGCTGATTATTGGTCGAAACCGTGCGGGCATGGGGTTTAGGCTGTGACACCAGCGAACTGCGCCAGCGCCGCCTTCGTCGTGGCATACCCGTCATCAATCAGTCTCTGACGGATAGCGGTCGGCATGTTGCGATCCAGGCTGGATGCATACCCGGTCTGAACCCGAACGATGGTAGCGCCGTTCTTCGTGTCCAGCGCCACGTGCGAGTCTTCATTTGACGCCAGCAACAGATCGATGATCCGAGGCGCGAGCGTGGCGAGACCGTATGAGCCGGGTTTGAGCGCCGAATCATCCGACTCCAGATAGATGCCCACGCGCGGTGCGTAGTCGGCCGTCAGGACGCTGGCCGGCACATTGTTGCAGCACCCGCCATCCACCATCAGCGCATCGCCATATGCCACTGGCGCGAACACGATAGGGATAGATGCCGAGGCCCGGGCCGCGAGCGCGATTGGTGCATCCGATGTCGTGGCGCGCGAGAACACGAATTCTTTCTCGGTCAGCAGATCCGAGGCGATCACCTTCAGATCGACCGACAGATCGGCGAACGTCTTGCCTTCCGTCTGCTTGGTGAGGAAGTCGAGCAGTGTCTCGCCTGAGCAGAAAGCCTGTTTCGAGATGAACGCCCACGGTGAGAACGACATCATGGGCGACCAGTCCATCGTCATGCACAACTGGCGAAGATCGGCCAATGACATGCCGGAAGCGTACAGGCTCGCGACGATCGAACCACCGGAAGTCCCGGCGAGTTCAATTACCTCGTAGCCCGCATCCTCGATGGCCTGGAGCGCGCCCAAATGCGCACCCAGGCGAAAGCCCGATCCGCTCAGGGCGACGCGAATGGGCTTCTTCATTACTGGCTCGCGGCAACGGGCGCGGATGCAGCAACGGCACCGGAGGCGGGCGCAGCCGCCTGAGCCGCAGCATACTGAGCCACCGCAGCATTAAGCGCCGTTTGCATGCTCAACACGCCAAGCATGATGAGCGTCTTGTCGTTTTGCGGCAGCGACGATGCATTGACGAGTTTCAGCGATGCCGGAATGGCCGTGTTTGCGAAGTCCGTTACGCTCGTCACGCTGATCGACTGATGCAGCGCGCAGAACGTGTTCGTGTCGTTGTAGATCTGGTCGACGATCGCGGCCTGGTCTGCGGGCAAGCTTGCTTCGTCAGACTTCGCCGTGGTGAGCGTCGGCATGGCGACGTTGCAGGCGATACCGACTTGCGTGTGGACGGTCGCGAGAAGTTGGGCGGGGGATTGATTGGCGGCGGGATTCGACGCGCAACCGGCGAATACAACAGGCAGCAGAAGTCCTGCCGCGAGCAGCATGAGTTTCTTCATGATGGATTCCTAGTGGAGGATCTTGGCCGCCGAGATGGCGGTATTGGAGATGGCCGCGGCGACATCAGATGCAGCAGCCGCAGCAATGGCTTGGCCGCCGAAGGCCTGCACGTCGACCTGGTTGAGGGTGATCTGGTAATTGTCGCCAGTCTTCGTGAAGGATGCGTTGACCGTGGCCGCTTGCTTGCCCGAATGAACCGTGAGAGTGCAGCAGCCAGTAACGGTGCCACTCGAATTCACGAGGGGCGAGACTTCATATACGTCGACGCCCGCATACCACGTCGATGCGCATCCGCCCAGCATCAGTGGCGCGAGGCAGAGCAGGGCGGCGCGAATCATTGCGCAGCCGGAACGCCGAACTTCTTGTCGAGGATCGCGTTGACCTTGTGGCCGACATAGACGAGGCCGGCGGCAAGGACCGGGAGGGCGGCTTCGGGGACTGGATGGCCGATGCCAGTGAAAAACCACTGTACCAGGGCCATGACCGAGCCCGAGGCGACGCTGATACCGCCGCTGACGATAGCGTTACTCATTTGTGCTCCTTGGTGGATATTTCGTCGGGCGTGAAGATGAACCCCGCCTGACGCGGGTAGCATTGAAAAACAAACGTGGGCAGGCTTCTGTGGTGAATGCCATGCGTCGATGAGCGGTGAAACTTCTCCGACAGCGGCAGCATGTTCTGCGGGGAATCAACAAAGGTATCGGGTTTGGCCGGGTCAAACGAATACCAGTCAAAGCCTCGAGCCTCGGTGATCTTGCAGATCATCCAGACTGCCGATTGCTCAGCCGGGAAAGTCTCGCCAGTGGGCTGATCGGTGATCGGATCGAGGACTGGAATCTCGGTGATTTCGCCCGTTGCGATGGCCTTCACGGCGACCCAATCCACGGCAAGCATGTCCGCTTCTTCACAGAACACATGGTGATACTCGGGGTTTGGCTGTCCACTGATTGCGCAACGCAGACCGGCTTTGTGTCCCGCCGCCTTCGTGTGGCGGAAGGTTGCCGATTCCGTGCGCGGCGGATGGTCAGGGAAGTACTCGACCTCGGCGATTGTCTCGGTGACGATATGCTCGTGCGGAATAGCGGGTGCTTGAGTCATGGCAGAAAAGAAAAACCCGCCGAAGCGGGTTTGTGGGGCTGGGGCGATTATGTGGGTGGGTTTGCGCCCACCATGAAAAAGCCGCCCGAAGGCGGCTGATATGCGGTTGGAGGATCGCGTCAGATTGTGACGCCGTACAGCGAAGACATAAGCGTCTTGAGCCAGGTGTAAATCGTGGTGCGTTCGGTCGTGCTAAGGCGACGGTTGTAGGCCATGATGGCATTGATTCGAACGGGGGAACCGAAGCCGCCAGTACCTCCACCAACGGCAGATCCAGCCCGGTAAGGTGAGCTCATGTCGATGGTGTTTGTATTATTCGTCGCGGTCCCAGACGTCCCGAGCGTCATGTTCTGGATCTGACGTACACCGTCCGAGGCAGAGATAGTCCCGATGAGGCAGTATGGCGTGGATCCATATCCGTTGGAGATACCCGAAGTGGACGCAATGAGCTCAACGGATGCTGACGGGGTGGCTGCCGTCACGTATGACCTGTCGTATCCAGGAACCATTATAGACGAAGTGTAGTTGTCGACATACAGACCTCTGGAAAACCCATTGAGACCAGATGTAGCCAAGGTGGTGCCGCCAAAGTTGGACAGGATGAATGACCGCCTGCCGGTCGTGTACGTCGGCACGTTAGCAATACCGATTAGTGTGAGCTCAACGCTGTCTTGTAACCCAGTCTGTAAATAGTCAGTCAGTGTACCCGGGAACGTAACACCAGTAGAGTCATATACCGGGGGCGTGACAGAAGTAACGATGCCGTTCGGTCCGCATCCGTTCCTGGCGTAGTTTTTCGCACACTGCGCCGCGCTCGTATTGAGGAACGAGAGAAGCTGCAGACCATTTGCAACAGGCGGCGTCACGTATTGAGCAGTCGCCGAGTAGTTTGCTGAGCTGTCTTGGATGACGATCATTATCGCCTCACTGAATTTGAAGATTGAATGGCACGCACCAGTTCCAGAGTGGGTAGGGCGCATTGACGAGCGTCGTGATGTTGGAGGCGGTGTATTGGAACGTGGACTGGTAGATATAGTTATCGCCCGCGACCCACGTATCCGAGTCGCATAGATTCCCACCAGCTTCAGTGCTATCGGCGTACCAGCAATAAGCCGTACCAATAGGGTTGCGGGCCAGCGTTAATTCCACGATCGTGTCGAACACGATGCGTTTCGAGAGGACGGGGATCAAGCCGAATGTGTCGCCCACGCGGAATCCGCCGTCCGCATCCGTTTCGGCGTTATAGCCGTTGTACCACGCCAGCCATTGCAGTGGCGGTTCCGGCACGAGGAAGTCGATAGCCACCACGCTGTCGCGCAGCGTAGCGCTTCGCGGGCTGAGCGGCTGCCAGCGGCGACGCAGCACCTGTGTGAGATACCAAACCTTCGCGTACTGCGCCGCAAGCCAACGGTTGCCATTGTTGTCCATGTGGATGCCTAGGTCAGTGACCGGATAACGCGGACCGACCACGAAAATCTCGTCCGGACGAGCGAGACCGAGATTCAACTGTGCCTGCGGCACCTGATTGACAGCTGCATATGCGGTCCCGGTTCCACTACCAGGCAAGTAGGATCCGACCGACGTGCAGTACATCGGAGGGGCGAGCTTCTGGCCGCTGATAGCCATGAGGTCGCCAGTCGCATCGTTGTAATACTGGTTCAGGTTAGCCTGGTAAGTCGTGCTCGGCGTAACGTTGGAATCCGCTTCGCCTTGATCCCATTGCAATGCCATGACTTGATAAGCCGTCGAGCCGGCATTCGTTTTGGCCTGAGTCGCTGCACCTGTTACGCGTCCCCAGTAACTCGGGCTCGCTGACTTCAGCAAACCGGCAATAGAGAAGCCGCCGATCCCCACCGTCGTCCCGATCATGATGCGCGAGGGGTCGGTCGTCACGCTGCTACGCATGTTGAGCAACCGCTTCGCGTTATTGGCGAAGCCCTCAACGATCGTTTCGCCCGTGTACGTAGAGCCTGGTGTGAAGCCCGCAACGTCTGCATCGGTATACACGGAAGTCGCACTCTTCGGCCATGCCGGCACGGCAACGAGCGGCGTGAAAGCGCCACTGCCGACTGGCGAGAAGGTGTACACGCCAGCCCCGCCCGACGTGCCAACACACAGGCCCATCATGACGTTGCCGTCGTAGTTCGTCCGTGAGATACCAGGCCATGCCTGATAGCCGCAGGAATTGCTCTGGCCGTTCGTCAGGATGTGGTTGTAGCCAGTCTGAACGAACGTCACCTTGTTGTTGTAATGCTCCTTCAGGCGATTGGCCGCCGCGACGTTATCCGCGTTGCGGGCGCGATAGAGCATGTCGTCCTGTGCACTCGATACCGGTGTGGCCGCCATCAGGACGCCATCTGGGCGCACATATGACCCGAGCAATCCACCGACGAACCCGTAGCTCCCGATGAGTGACATCGGCAAGCCGCCCGCCGTCGACTTCGCATTCAACTGCCCGGCTGTGATGCCGTTCACCGAATCGACGCTGACGGCATCGTTATTACCCGTCCCGCTTGTCGAAAGGGTCGTCTTGCCGAGCGTCAGAGCCGGCGTATTCAGGCTACCATCCTTCAGGATTTCGGCGAGCTGGAAGCCATACTGATCGAGCACTGACCATGCTCGCTGATCGCCGTTCGCGGACAGATTCAGCAGATAAAGCATCGCATTGAGCGCCTGAATGGCCGCCTGCGTCGCAAGCGACACGCCTTGCGCCTGCGGCGTTCCAGCATTGTTCTTGTACAGGTCGATGCCGCCTGTCGTCGTGTTGACGACCCAGTACATCGCGCTCGCCGCGACACCGGATGGGACGATCGTCGCGCCGGATGACGGATACGGCCCGAGTGCAGACTGGATCGATTGAACGAGGCTGGCTGAATTGGCGGCGGCTGTTGCGCTTCCCGAAGCACTGCCTGCGGCGCTATTGGCCTGCGCCGCCGACGTACCAGCGTTACTTTCGCTCGTGGCTGCGGCCTGCTGGCTTGCGCTGGCCTGCGACGCGCTGGAAGCCGCCGCGCCCGCACTCCCCGCTGCCTGACTCGCGGCGAGTGTGGCGTTCGCCGACGCCGTTTGCGCGGTCGTGTCGTAATCACCCCACGCCGTGCCGCTGTAGATGCGCAGCTTGCCTTCGGTGGTGTTGAAGTACTCCGCGCCAGCCAAGAGGGGATTGCCGTTGCCGTCAACGGTTGGGTCTGACGCCAACTCGCCGAGGTATACCGCTTTGAACTGCGACAAGGCAGCCTGCATCGCGGCGGCTGTGGTGGACGCGCTCGATGCACTCGTGTCGGCATCGGCTGCACTCGCGGCGGCGGCATTCTGACTTGCAAGCGCCGCTGCTGCTTCGGTCGTCGCGGCTGAGGCGGCGCCGGTCGCAATTCCAGCCTGAGTCGTTGCGATGCCCGCTTCGGTCGTCGCGGTATTTGCCGCGTTTGTCGCAATCCCTGCCTGGGTCGTCGCCGTGTTCGCAGCACTCGTTGCAATTCCGGCCTGCTCAGTGGAAGTTGCCGCGTTCGCCGCCGAATTCGTGACCGCCTGCGTGATCTGCTGATTAACGGCGGGACTTAGCGTACCGAGTTGGATAACCTGTGTTTGACCGTTGAGGGTAATCGTGAGCGCGCTCATGCCGGAACCCTCGGTTCAAGATTTACGATGCCTTCGAGAAGACAGCCGGGAGTCCCGTCAGCCGCCACAAAGACGAGTTCATGTACGCCGAGTTTGAAGACTGGATACTGAGTCAGCAGGCCGGGGGCAGGGATGCCATACGAAGTCAGGGCCGCTGTATCGGTGCCTTCGATAATGATTTCGATGGTCCCTGCGGTGCCGCCGAGAATGATCCGGCTACCAGACGACGCCGTGCTATTGATCGAGAGCAGCGGAGCCATATTGACGCCCCGCGCGATGTTCATCGTCATTGACCAATTGGTGAAGTCCATTGGCTGACCGTTGTCGCCAGTCATGGTCATGACCGGATCGAACTGCGAACCTTGCCGCAGAGTGAAATTCCACGGTCCAGCGCCGGATGTCGTCGTGAGTGCCATGAGTGCGGACGTAAAAAAGCCCGCACACGGCGGGCTAGTGTTGGGTATCGGCTACAGAGATTTTTTGGGTTTATGCGCTATACGAATGAGCGAGCGCCCCGCCTGCTGCGGTGTAGTAGCCCTGGAGCGCCGCGATTGCGTTCGTGTGCTGTCCATATGGCGAGCCCGGGAGCGAGGCCCATATCCGCGAGCACAGCGCCACGGCATGCGCGAAATTGCCAGCGTCAATATCCGGTAGGGCATTGCACTCGCGGATCTGCTGGAGCGCGATCTTGTCCTGCGAGAGCGGGCTGAAGTCGCGCAGGTTGAGCATCTTCTGGTAGCTCACCCAGTAGCGGTACAAGAGCTGGTATCTGCCAGCGGCTGTGCTATTGAGCGCGCGATTCAGAATGTTTGGGTGCGTGGCATAGCTCGAGAACGTCAGCGGATGCGAGGGCGTAGAGCCTACGAGCACATTATAGCCATTGGCCGTAGCCGCCAGGAGATCGGGGCCGATTTCGGATCCGGCGATGACGTCGAGGAAAGCAACGCGGTTCGCGCCGCCGGCTTGGGCTGCGGTGATGATTGGCATAGTCCCCCTCCAGAAACACGAATTCAGGTATGCGACCCGGGCACCTTCCCGTGCGAGATCGCGTAGAGGAAGGAGGCCAAAGCGATGAATGGACCGAACCAGACGGCGAGTTTTCTGAGCACGCGGCCAGTCGTGATGAAGAAACCGGCGCCCGTTCGGGCGATCTTCAGCAGCTCCACGAGTTCCTTCGTGTTTTCCTCGACTCGCAATGTCGCTTCCGTATTGGCCGCCAACTCGGTTCGCCAATCGCCCGATTGCTGTTCGATCGTGCTCATGCGTTGCTCCAGCGCCTCAATGCGCTCGTGGTCGTGGTTCAAAATTCGGCCCCGGAAAAGAAAAAAGCCACCCGGAGATGGCTTGCACGGTACATAGATTCAATCAGCTAATCAAATCGGACGAAACAAAGCTCTTTCTGATGATCTCGCGTGACGAAATGGATGTCGTCGACAGTTTCGAGGCGGTTGCGTCGAAAATATTTAAGAAGAAGTGGGCGCAGGTAGTCCGGACGTCGCCCCACCTTGGGCGTCATAGAACGTTGACCATCTAGCATCGCTGCTCTCAACCGTTGCGAGATTCGGGTAAATCGATGCGTTTTGTGGGCTGGCGAAATATGTGACGATGGTCGACTCGGTTGAATCGCTGAATTGGACGATGATCGTTCCCATGGCTTAGAAAGTGTATCGATCAATGGATACATAGGCGGAAGTGAACGTGCCAGCCGTCACGGTAGCCAACCAATAAATAGTTTGCGCCGTTTCAATCAGCAGTTCCTTGAATGGTGTGACGTAGCTGTAACTGTTTGCAGAACCGTTACTAACAGCCAATTGCTGATACCCGAGTCCAGTAGCATCCGAGGCAACGTTACAGGTGAGATTGTTCGCGCTAGCACCTGTACACGACAGCCACCCTCCTACGGAGAGCGCATTTTTCGGGACAATGCTGGAAATCGATACCGACGTGAAGCTCGGGACCTGGGATGAGGACGAAACTGCTGTAGCACGCTGCAGATTGACAAGTCGATCGCGCTGCAAACCCTGAACAAACTGACTACTAGAGTTCGTTGGCCAAACACTCACCAGCGCGCTCGCCGTATACCCACTCGGCATATTCGCGCCGCCATACACATTCGGCGCAATCGCACTCGTCGCATTCGTCGCCAGCAGCGCAGCCGTCCCCGTCGTCGGATTGTAGATCGCATACAGCGCGACGAAACCCGATACCGGAGCCGACCCAGTATCCATCCCCCCCGCGCCAGTCGTCGCGAGGTTGATGGTTTTGCTGAAGCTGGGGAGGCAATAGCGCAGGCCACCGAGCGCCGTCTCGACGACGATCTCATCTGCGGTGAGCGTGGCCGATGCGCTGGCCGTCGTGACGCTCATCACCAGATTGCGCACAGAGCCGACTACGCCCGCGACCTGCCCCAACTGCACCGCATGCTGGCTTGCAGTGGCGGGGGCGATTTGGAGGGCGCCAGCGCCGGCCGCCAGAACATAGACGGACGAAGTCGAATTCCACGTAACGGTATAGAACCCGTTCGCTACGATTTCGCCACCCTGAAGCGCGGAACCTGCTTTGCCGTAGATCGGGTACGAAGTCCCGCCATTTACGGTCAGCGTTGACGCGCCGGTATTGGTATTCGCTGCCTTGAACGAAATCGGAGCACCAGATACTGGCGTCGAAAGGGAAGTCGGATTGAGCGTTACGATATGGCTGTTAGCCGTGCCGGTATCCGCGGCATAGTTGTACAGGTTCTGCTGGATCTGCTGCTCTTGCGTGAGATTCGTCATCGCGCCGGCAGTCGGCAGATTGGCCGCGGTATCTCCAGCGCTATACGCCGCAGCGACTGTGCTTTCCTGGCCTCGCTGGATCGTGCAGACATCGCCAGACCGGGCCGTGCAGTAGACGATTTCTCCCGGAATGCCAGTTGAGGCCGGGATGAACGTCATCCGGAAAAATTGCCCCGTAGTCGGGTTGGGGAAAAGAGACCCCGAACCCGGAGACAGAGTGACGGTCAGCGAGGTATTGCTGATTGCACCACCAAGCGTAGTCTGTGCGTTATTGGCAAACAGCTCGATCATTTTTTGTCCTTAAGGGCGTTTTTCATGCCTTCGGCGTCGCCGCGGCGCACGGCATCCAGATAGGCATCAATGCGCGAATCGCCTTCTGTCATTTCCTTGCCAACTGATTTAGGAATGCCGAGCTTGCTTTTTCCTTCGGCAGCCGCGTACATGGCCCTGCGTTGGGCCTCGCTTGTCCACTTGTGGGGCATGGTTAAACCGTGACGACGTAGGTGTATTGGAAGGGCAGTTGAACCGCGCCTGAATTGATGGCCGATTGAAGAACCGGAGCCAGTGCGAATGCGGACAATTGCATCGAGGTCGATGGCGAAAAATCTAGCGGCGTGGTGTTGTATGCGACTGTGTTATATGCCCCGCCACCGAATGTCCTGATATTGCTCAGGATGTTGATGTTGACCTGATCGGGTGATCCGAAGGTGACGCTGATCTGGTATGTTTGGTTGACGCCGGGATCAGTCCCGTTATCACCATTCAGGAATCGCATGATCCGACGCTTTAGCCATCGGACATTAAATATTCGGCCGTCGCCTTTATACAGATTCCACGTCAGGATTCGCTTGAAAATGTCATCCGTCGTGGCATAGAAGGTCGTCGGGCCAATGACATCTAGCCCGTTGTATTCGATCGTGTTATACGCCGATGTGTTGTACGCGCCGAGATACTTCGTCAGGCCGGATGGCAGAACTGGCCGGGTTTGACCGTAAATCCCTTGCGCTACCCAATCAAGCAATGATCCCGTAATCAACGATCCCGTATAAACCGGGAGATTGAGTTGATTGAACGTATTGACATACGTCTGGGTGATCGTGTTGTAGCTGCTGACGAATGCCTGAAGGTCGGAATCGTCGTTGTACTGCCAGTACAGATAAGACGGAATCGTTCCTTGCACCGTCCCCTGTACGTCATACGGCGGAACAGGATTCGACATGTTAGGCCTGGACTATGCTGATATTTGCGGCAGTGGTATACCAATAACTCTCTGGATCACCAGATATCACCGATGTCCCCGCATCTGGCAATGTCGAAATGCCATTTACCGTCACGGCGAAGGTGAGCGTCGTCAATTGCTGCGATGGCAGAATCGAGGAAATCGCTTCCTGGAATACCAGTTGAACCTCTAGCAGGTTGAGCGGCTGCCCCACCACCAGATTGTTGATGTAGTCAACAATGGCCGGTTGTCCCGCCTGGGAAATCGCCGCAGAGGAAATGTAGTTCGTGGCGAACGTATTCCATGTCACAACCATTCCGACCGTCTGCTGAGGCGGATTAACATACGTGATCTGGTACGTGTCCGGATAGTCCAGAATGCTCACGCTCACGTTACGCAGATTCGGCGTGACAACCCCGCCGCTCGTGTAGGTCGAATATCCAGTCGTATCCACTCCGATGCTGAAAGTTGTCTCAGTCAGGACCGTGATCGTGTAGCTATTCCCGTTGACCTGGGTCATGCCAACTACGTCATTGATCTGGATGACCTGCCCTGTCGAAAATCCGTGATTTAGATCGGTCGTCACGACACCCGGGTTTGCCTTGGTGATATTCGTGATCCCGAGAACCGACCCCGTAAGGTTGGAAATGTCGAACAGGCTCGTAAAGATCGCGTTGGCAACTTGATACGGATCGCCGCCACCGCAGATGATTTCCCACTGGTTCGACTGTTGACGCACAGAGACAAGCCGCGGCGAGACGCCAGAGACTTGCTGAAGAGCGGTGCGCAGTGCGGTCGGCATGCCCTGAGAGACAGCCAGGCCGGCCTGAAGCACGCGGGCCTGATAGGCCTCGACAGTCTCAACGCCAGTCCCCGGAACGCCAGTCTCAGGATTGGTGACGGTCAGAGTCACGCCGCTGGGGACTGAAGTCACTAGTTGAGTGACGGAATTTGCCGGGACCGCCCACGAGCCCGTCAGCTGCGCGAGGCAGTACACCGTGCCAGATTGCCCGCCAGTGCCGATGATCGCGGTATCCTGGACTGCATATTGGTAAGTCCCGTCCGATACCAGAAAACCTTGGGCGATCACAAATCCCGGACTTCCCGAGAAAATCACGTCAACGCTTGTGTTGAACCCTTCGCCTTGCGTGATGCCATACATCGCGCCGAGTTGACCCATGATGAATGGGTTTGCGCTGTTCGGAGAGATGCTGTTGACGAGTTCGACCAGCGCCGAATCACAAAGGGCAATCGCGCCGACATCGGTACTCGAGATGTCTTCAATGAGGGAGCCGGGGAGATTGGCCGTATATCCCGGATTCGTCGCCGCGACATTGGCGATGAGTGCCGCGAGAATGGTTGCGGGGCTGGTCGGCTGCAATCCCGCCGACGTCATGACGAGCGGGACAGTGGAAGAAGATGTGCTCATCGGGCGTTTGGAAAGCCCGCGGGGGCTTTATCAGGTGGCTACAGTTGCCTGAAACTGCGTGCCATTGAAGAAGATGACGTTGACCAGATACGTCGGCGTGGTCGATGGTTGTTTCGAGATAATCAGCGACGCGAAATAGGGCGAGAATTGCTGCTGTATCGCGTTGACGTAGTAGTCGGGGAATACCTGCTGAACAACAGACTGGATCGCCGGAATGCCGCATTGGGCATAAAACGGCGACTCTCCGAGGACTAGCTTGAGATTCTGGATAAGGGTCGTCAGATAGACGTATTCGTTATTTCCACTCGAATCTGTGTCTACCTCCTGCCAGGTGTAACTGCCATCGGAGGCAAACACGCGCCCGAAAGTTCGCATTGGATTTTCCGTTTAAACAGGTGGCCCGCTATCTCCGCTGCCCGTCTGGACTCCGCTATGGACGTGGGTATGAACGGAAGTTCCGTTGGCCGTAACATCGTGGACGACCGTCACCGGGCCTTGCAGGGTTGCCGGGTATCCGCTGCCGCTCGTGCCTTGCGTGAGTTGCCCATTCAATTCGATGTTGGATGCATTGACGACAAAGTTTGTCGTGGTCGCGGTAATCGTTCCATTGACGATGTCAAACGAACTGGAGCCAACTACGCAGTTAATCCCCGATGGCGTGAGCGTCACCACTGCGCCCGAATTCGTGTCTCGGAGGACTACACCGTTCGGCCCATAGATCGTGACTGCATTGGGATCGACCGCTGTCCATGTCGCATTACCGATCGGCATGAAAAACAGCGCCGCCAGGTTGGCCGGCTGAGACAGATCTGCCAGCCCGCCACCTTGACCGCTCGTATAGCCAAGCCTTGCATCGGCCGGAATCACGATCCCGAGATCGCCCGGCTGGATTGGATAACGGATATAGACCGGCCCGAACAGGGGGATCGTGATTTGCGGCAGGGTGTAGGTCGATTGCAGGTCAAACGCGACCGTAATCATTGCCCCTTGCGCCGAAATTACATGGCAGGGGAGGGCCTTCCCATCAAGCTGGATCGCATCGAGGATCTTCGTCTGCGTCGCATTGGAAAGCGAACGGTAGAGAGGGTTCTTTAGGCTATTATCGCTCACGTTTCCATCGCGACATTAAATCACGTCGCCCCCTATTGGTGTGTATATTCATACCCATGAAACGAACGAACATTTTTCTACCCCAGCCCTTGATTGACCGCCTAAAGGCTCTTGGCAAGGCACTTGATGTGCCCATGGCAGAGTTGATTCGTCGGGCAATCGAGGAGTTTCTCAAAAGAAATGAAGGAAAATCATGACCATCGCCATCCTGTTTGCTCTCTACATGATCCCGACTTTCATTGCGGCCTTGCGTGGGCACAATGACGAGCATGCAATCACCGCGCTCAATATTTTTCTTGGCTGGACGTTTCTGGGCTGGATCGCCGCACTTGTATGGTCGCTAACCGGGAATATCCGCACGGATTGCGTCAAGGGCTGACTTCAAACTGATTGTTCTCAACTCGCCAGACCAACGTGCTCGTCGTGAAATATCCCTGCAACAGATTGATGTTGTAAGCGATGCTTCCCGTTGTCGACGATGCACTCGGCTGAGTGGAAATCGGATAGCTCAGTTGCGTGTTATTCAGGACGCGGCATTGATAGGTGCCGTTGTAATCAGTCGGAGACGCATTGCTGACCGTCAAAACGACAACCGATCCGACTTTGAACGTATGCGGATCAGAAGTCGTGACCGTAGCAATGCCATTCGCGTAGGTGGCCGATGACAGGTTGAGCGCATTGGGGCTACCCGTCATCGGCAGGGACACAATCAGCACTCCCGCCAGGGAGTACACGTTGATGTAATACCGCGCGCCGAACAATGACCAGGTGACGACGACGTTATATGTATTCCCGTCAAGTTGGCACTGGAACTGGAAATTGGATGTCGCCGAGGGGGCGAAGGTGACATAGGTTGTCATCAGATCCCCGAGGAAATTCCGCCTAGCGCGCCGGATTGAATGCCTGATGCGACTGAACCGGACAGGCTGGATAGACTAGGGATGGCTGTGCCGCTCGCACTAGCCAAGTTCGCGCCGGTAGTAGAAGCCAATCCGGACCATGCCGGCTGACCGGAAACCGGCAGTTGACCGCCGATCTTGTTCATCAGTGAGTTATAGACCTGAGTTGCTGAGCTGACCGTGATCAGGGGCTGGATAAAATCGAATTGCCACGCCGTCTGTACCTGTTTTGATTCTCCGCTTGAGACGTCGCGGACACTGGTCAAGAGGCAATTGGTGAAGATCTGGCTGGGCGTCGCAATCGTGTATGTCCCGCCGCTTGCGTTGTGCGTCTCAAGCGCAATCTGAAGCGCCGTGAACGTCGCGAGCTTGGCGGTGTATCCGCCATCCTGATTGACCGGACAAACGGCCAGCATCGAGATCGTCAGCGGTTGAGCGATGATCGCGTTCGATGCCGTTGCCTGATTTGCGAATGGGTAACTGCCTACCTGATTCTGGATCAGGGTCGTCCCCGGAAGCGGCTTCCAGTGAAACAGGAAATCATCGAGGTCTAGATTGACGGTCCCACTCAGCAAGCCCTCAGTGAAATTCGCCGCCTGCGTCAGCGCCACGATTGGCAGCATCTGATACGGGATAAGAGAGGCGATCCCATTCACCAAGATAATCGGCGATATCTCATACGAGAGCCGGAATACCTCTCTCCCAAGCGTGCTCATTTAGGCCCTCAATTCGGCAGATAAAATTTGTAGCTGTTATTGCCCGAGTAGAGAACAGGCATGCTCGATACGACCGTTGCGTTAGGCAGTTGATACCCAAGATCCAGCGTAGTGATCCACGACGCGTGCGATGGGTTGCGGAAATTCCCGATGTGCCTTATGGCGGTTACGAAGAATGTCCCGCTGAAGATCGAACCACTCTTCGCGGTCGAATACTGGTTCCCCGGCTGCGCGTTGAAGTATTGCGAGGCTGACCCCGACTGGGTAATGCCCGGTCCGGGAGGCAGCTTTACATAGTCCCCAACACTGATATCCGCCCGCATCACGCAAGACACCTGCACCTGGAAGGGTTGCGAGAATGTCGGTTGCCCGATCAGGTCAAGAAAGTTGATCTGCTTCGGGCTGGTCTGCGTTGTCCCATCCGAAATCGTGATGACATTGTTCTGGAGGGTCAGAGAAACGCCCGGATATGCTTGGGGGTTTGGGGCATACCCGCCGATGATCTTTTGACTCAGCGCGTTGATGTACTGCGCGAACTGTGCGGGCGTTGCGAAGTACCCTACCTCAGGCGCGCCATTCCACACGAGATTAGGGCTGACAGCGCCCTGTATCTGGTATTTGGGGAATGCCGTGCTCAACGTGTTGGCGACGGCCTCCGTGAAGCTCTGGTTAGCCTTCCATAGCCACGTCAGGTTAGCCGGATTCTGGTTCGTTGACGGCAGTGGCGTGGTAGACGTGGAAGACGGGTTCCCCGAAGTCTGATTCGACGTCGGAGAACTCCCGCCAAAGAACACGTACATGTCCAGCGTCATGTCCGTGCCGATCCAGTTCCCGAAGGACTGGAGGATCTGCCCGCTGGCAAGAAGGCCGGATTGCTGGGGATTGGCGAGCGGAAGACCCTTCGCCATGCCGCCATATATCGCTACATTCATTCCCTGAAGATCGTTGGCCTGCCCAATCTCAGCCAGAGAGATTCCCCAGATGCGAAGATAGGCCCCCGGCACCGGCTCATGCAGAAACGTCACCGGGAGGTCAATCTCGATGTTCTGCGCGGCCGGGTTGGTAGATCCGGCAACCGATACCGTGCCGCCTTGGTTCAGGCTGGTGTAGGTGCTCAGGAGAGGACTGGCAGCGACTCGAGAGAATCCCGGCTTCCCGTTATAGTTCGGCACAAATACATCGCCGGTCGCCGGGTCCGATACGACAATCCTGTAAAACCGCATGCCGATCCTTTATTGCGCCAATGCCCCCGCCGTTACGTTGGTCGAGCTACCGGCCGGCGCGGTCACGGTAACATTGAGATTCACGCCGAGGTTCTGTGCCTTGTTGAGGTAGTTCTTTGTCTCGGTAGGCAGGAAGTTGCGCCACTTCTCTCCGTGGGCCGCGATATCCTTATCCAGATTGCCTTGCCCCCAGTTGTAAGCGGCAAGGGTCTTGGCGATATCGCCTTGATACTTCTTCTTCAGTTCGCCCAGAAGTTGAGCCGCAACAGGCGCGGACTTTTGCTCGTCAAGAAGATCCTGCTGACTCAGCCCATATTGCTTCCCGACTGCGGGCATGATCTGGAATGCGCCAGATGCTCCTACGGGGGAGACGGCCTTTGGATTTCCATGGCTTTCGATGCGCTCAACGACGCCGAGTAGTCCGGACGGAAGATCGCGCTGTTTTTCGAGGGCGGACCACTTTTGTAAAGAATCATTCTGGGCCGCCTCGCGTTGTTTTCCGGGGGCAGAAGCCTTGGGGGCTGGAGTAGGCTGCGCCCCCGCTAATGGCTTATTGAGTTCTTTCCATGCGGCAGACCAATTGCCATGCCAGACATCCTTTGCTACCTCGACCAGCCCATGCCCAACTTGCGCCTGATTTTGGGCGGCCGGCTTTTCTGTCTTCGCCAGCCATCCCAATGCATGGAATAGCTCCTTGAACCCGCCAGCCACGCCTTCAAGATCAGCCTTAAATTCCGGATCTTTGAATGTTGTCAGTAAAGTATCGGATATGGCTAAGGCCAGATCCTTAAGTTCCGGAGCCAAGGGAACCAGAGCCGCCATGAACGAGTTTTCAAGTTCGTCCTTCGCAGTTTCCAGTTCCAAGGCAAAATCCGTGGCAGCATCAGCGGCTTTCTGATTGATCTCAAGTCGTTTTTCTGCGTCTTCTTCTTTTTTGGCAAATCCAGCATAGTCGGTCTGACTATATGTTCCAGCCGTTCTTAGCGTGTTAATGTCGGCAATATTTGTAAGACCCATTGCATTGGCATAAAGGCCGCCGCGCTCTTTATACAATGCACCAGCATTTTGCAGAAATTGTACGGCTAGATCTGTAGTGCCCTTGGATTGAATCTCTTGGGGCGTAATGCCCGCCGCCTGAAGGAAGCGCCATTGCGTAGGATCTGCCTTCGCAGCGGCGATTCTTGACAACAATTCGGATCCACCCAATCCGGCAGTTCCATAAACATCATTAAACGCCTGTTCTTGGCCTGGTTTAAGGCCAAGAGATCTGGATCTGCGATTTATATCGGCTAAGCCGAACATGGATGCCGTCGTCAGAGCCGCGCCGCCAACCAGCGCCCCAACTCCAGCCGTCAGGGCAATCCCGCCAAACGCTCTCGCATTGATCCCGAGTCGCGCCAGAGTGGACATGCCCTTGGAGGACTTCTCGATCTCCTTGCGGATTTCCGTCCACGACTTGCTGGCAGACAGGCCGATCTTGCCGAAGTGCGTCAATGCTCCGGTGAACTTCCCGCCCACCATCACATCGGTGATATCGACAACAGACTCGTGGATGGATTCAAGCGAGGGCTGGACCTCCTCGATCTTCTCCCCGACTTCGGTCCACTGCTGAGGTTGTTTCTTTACCGAATCCTGAAATTCATCGTACTTCTTCTGGAAGGCGTCGAATTGCGCGGAATCGACCTCAACCTGAATTACGCTGCGGGCTGTCATAGTATTCCCATCTATATCCGTAACAGCTCTTGCGCTTCCCTTGGCAAACTACGCATATGCTGGCTTCGGTAGCTTTTGAAAAACCAAGGTCTCTCAGCCATCTAACCGCATCTCCAGTAATTGGAAAAACTATTTTTGTATCTAAACATACAACTGATCTAGATTTGTTATTTTCCAATCCTCGACGCTTGGTGGCCAAAACTTTCATTTTAACTTCAGGGCGAGCGTGAGCATCAGCCATGGCTTTAGAAGTATTTTTCTTGTACTCAGAATCAGACCATCTATTGCTTGTATGCGCGGAAAGTTTTTTCTTGACCAAAGGGCTGGATAGGGCCGCCCTAATAGCCTCCTTTCGACGCCGCTGCACCACCTCATCAGAATAGATGCTTGCTAGATGACTAATCCGTTTTGATTTTTCTGATGGATCGGAAAGAAAGGCTTTAAGCGATTCCGATCTTTTCATGTTGCTTTCTGGGGATGGAGTATATCCAGACATCCCCTCTCCGCCATCCGTCATGTTTGTAAGAGGTGTGCCCATATCGCGAAAGCATTTGATCAGAAAGATCTCATGCTGATGCGCTTCATCCTCGGAGTCCCAATACGCGCATATCGTTACCGCGAACCCATGCTTGCTATTGACGCGTCTCCAATAAATATTTCTTCCCTGAAGCGACCACGCCCTATCCCTTCTTCCCTTTCCGACATAGAACACCCGACCAGGCTTGCCAGCAAGATCGTCGGTCAGGTGGATGTACGTGTAGAACTTGCCGCAACGTCGGGCATAAGAGCGCTAGCCGGACGTGGTACTATCGCAAATAGCCATGCCGTCAACTCCGTGTAAGTTGATTGTTTGGTTAGAGCCGCACTGGTGTTGGCGCACCTTTGCGGCTCGCTTATTTTGTCAGAAGGTTACGAGAAATCTTTTGGCTGCCATTAGAAGAAACCTCGTGTTTTATGCAGGGCCTGTATCAAATACCGATCGCGGAATTGCGAGGCTTCCTTGAAGTCGAATTCGTATTGCTCGAAGAATGGCTCAAATCCCTCTTCGGAAATCCAAGTCAGTGTGGAATGGACGATAGAGTCGCCTTCTCGCCAGTATTCTCTTCGGGCGTCGATGTCGGCAAGGATTCGACGAATGCCATAAGCGTGAGCGATGAAGTTGCCCCGCCCCAGAATCGCGTCGCGCTCGTCAGGATTGCTGCCAGCTCGTTCTTCCTGTGCATGGCAGAGGCCAGCGTAAAAAAAACCAACGCGTTTTCGACCTCCGAAACTTCGTCCTCATCGAGCAACTTCTGACGAAGCGCATCGTAGTAGGGGATCGTTTCCCAGCCTTTCTCGCCCGTCATCACGACGTTCGAAAGGCGCCGGATTTCGTTCATCAGGCCGTTTTCAACGCCATCCTGACCTTCCCACACACCATCCTCTTCCGCTACCTTGCGCAGCATCATCGCAGCCACGCGGGGGCCAGTCATTGATCCAAGGCCCGCAGCGTAAATCCGCGTGAATGCCTTCGAAATGGGGAGGAAGTACTTCTCAAATACATGCCGACTGATTGGCATGGAGTGAACCCATCCGCGCTCGATGGGCATCACTAACTTCAGATTGCGGTCAATTTTCATACTGCATCCCTGTTATTCGCTCTAATTAAGTGAGCGACCACATGGCGTTATTAACAATATAGTAGCCACGAATTACAACCATGAAGCTCGCGTTCTCCCCAGCGAAATCAAGCTCTCTCACGCTTTCAATCGCGCAGTTGATCATCTGATAGGTGGGGAGCGCAGATGTATCGGGAATCACCGTGATATTGCCGATGACCGAGTTGTTCTCCATCTGCGCCTTGTAGAGCGCGGCGAGGCCATTCGTTTTCAGCAGGTCAATCGTGACACTCGCCATTTGGTACGGCTCAGGCGATGTCACCGTTCCCGTCATGGACGGGATCATGGTCGTCGTCTCGCCATCCAGGGAAAGCTTGATGCCCGCCTTCCCAAGATACGGGCTCGTGACGTTCAGGGTCGAGAAAGAGGGGACAACGACGCTCCCCCTCAGCCGGTTCAGCGTGCCTTGCGCAATGAGCGGATTAGTTGCCATGTGTCATCCCGTTATGCGAAGGTCGTTGCGTTGAGGTTGAAGATGATCTGCGTGAAGCCGAACTGCGGCGTATAGACGGCTGCGAGGCCCGCATATTTGCCGATCGCGTAATCGCTCGGGTTTTGCGCGACATAGGTAGCGAATGGGACTGCGTTGATCACCACTTGGCCCTGGTACACGCCATTCGAAACGTTCTGCGCGAAGACTGTGGGGTCAAGCTGGGTCTGGACAAGCTGGCCCAATGCAAGGCCGTACGAGATGGCGTTTTGCAGCGTCTGTCCACCGGTAGCCTGAAGGCGGTTCACGCCGTCCTGGTTGTAGTAGAGCGGATTGATGCTGGTGTTCGAACCGTTGATGACCGTGTTCGAAATGTTCAAATCGAGATTGATCTGAACCCAGTCCACCGAATACCAATAGTTCCAGGGGTTGCCATCCGGCGTCACGCCCCATTCAAGGATCGTGTTGCTGATGCCGCCTTCTGCGCCCGTCGTGACGAAGTTGACGTTGGCCGTCTTGAACGTCGATAGTTGCGTCCCGGTCCAGCTACCCGCAGTAACGCCGACCAGATACGTGAAGCAAAGCGGGGGCACCTTGTTGGCCGAGCCCGGATTCGCGTTCAGCGTCGCCCAGAACATCGCCGCCATCGAGAATTCCGTCGAAGGCGCGTTCGTTGCCTGAATCAGCATCGGCGCGCACTTGTCGAGATTCGTGATGTTGCTGTAGGTTGAAAGCGTAACGGTCGTAAAGAAATACGTCTTCGCCGTAGTCGAGTTGTAGTTCTGGAGGAACGCCGGGTAAGTCGCATCCGCATCCCAGCCATAAGGCACGAGATACGAATAGAACTTATTGGGATTGGCCGTGATGAACGTCCCAAGCGCGGCAATGCCATGCGTCGAATCGGTCGGGCCGAGTTCGAGCACATACACCGACAATTGCCCAGCCTGCGCGTAGAACGTGGTGTTCATCGCGTTCAAGACTGCGGCATTCGCCACAACCACGGTGCCCGGAACCGTCTCCGAACCCGGATTGCTCGCGAGCGGATAGGTGAACTGAGTCGTGCTGGTGATGGTCGCGGCAAACGTGCCGTTATATCCGCTGGGAGTTGCCCCAGCAATCGTCACTTCGATCGTCTGACCGACCGGATAGCCGTGGCCACCGCTAACCGTGGCCGTGACAACACTGGCCAGCCAGGTAAGCGACGTGATGGCTTCGGGAGCCGTCAGGATTGCACTCAGCGACGACTTTTGCGTGAGCAGGCTGTACGTTCCAGCCGCGAGCGTCGTACCGCCCTGCGAGATGAATGCGCCGGTACGCTGCAGGGTAGACGGGGCCGGCGCGACGGTCTGAGATACTTGAACCGTAACTATGTTATTCGCCATTTGGGCGGCCTCTCAGATTATTAAACGAATGCGACCGAAACCGTGCCGCCCGTACCCGGGTCCACGACGATGCCGGTCGAGCAGGGCCAGTCGAGGGTGATCACCGTTCCAACCACCGAAGTCGTGGGGCCGGCATAAATCAGGTTTGCCGCAGCGGCACCACCAGTGGTGGCGACGTCATACGCCTTGACAGCAGTGGACGAGGCGACGTTGACGATGATCTTCACCAGACGACCGGGCGTCGCCTTGATGGCGGTAATCGCCGACACGTTGTACGTCGGGGTTTTGCCGGTCGCGACATATTGATCGCCGAAAGCATCGACGCGCGTCGGCGCATAGTAGTTAGACGGGTTCAGCGCTACCGAGGCAGCAATCGGACCTTGGGGCATTTATGGACTCCACAAAATGAAAAAGCCCGCTCAATGGCGGGCGTGATGACGTCGCGAGACTCTTGCGCTACGTGGCTAGCTTGTTGAAGTAATACGTTGTCAGGACAGTTTCAATCAGTTGTCGCGCAACGTCATTCATTCGCGTCTGATAGTACGAGACCTTGAAATCCATGGTCTTCTTCATGGCAAGCGTCGTCAGGTCCACCTGCGTCCGCTTGGCATCCTTGACGATCGGCATGTTTTGCAGGCCAATCGTGTTGTCGTTCATCAGGATGTAGTTGAAAACATAATCCTGAAAATCCAGCGCCTGCTGATTGTTCAGCCCGTATATCGTGAGCCGCACACGATCTGAAGCAAGCTGCGTGTGATTCGAGTTGTAATCCAGAAACGGGGCCGATCCGATCGCCTCTGTGTCGTCATCCCCAATGTGGATGGTTGCGTAAGGGGGCGCGAGATTATCCGGCACAACAAAGGACGGATACATCGGCATGTACTTGTTCAGTGTCAGCCACACTGGCAGGCTGTTCGAAACAATCGGCTCAGTCGGAAGATCCGACATGTTGTCGATCAACTGCGACTGCATCACCGAATAGACCGCATGGCCCGAATAGTGGTACAGATTCGCCTGTTGATAGAAGTTGTCCCGCTTCCTGAAGGAGAATTGCAGACCTTCGAACTCCCCGATGTACAGCGTGTCGGGGCTCGTCTGGTTGAAGATATCTATCTCGGACAGGGCCGTGAACGTGACGTGATCAACATCAATCGTCGCGTCTTCGTTCTGCTCGCGGTCAATCGCAAAATGGATCGAGCCTTGGACCGTCTGCGTTTGGCCTGTGTTTATGTAAAAGATATAGCCATCGAGCGGCAGGACCGTCCGCTGATAGACCGTGAACACAACCGTCTGGTTTTGCGAGAGGGTGTTTAGACCGGCCGCCAGCGTATCTTGTAGCTGCGATTGCGAGTTAAGCGACTCGGCGATTGATGGCATCAGTCCACCCAGGCTTTAAAGCTTTGAACAAAAAGGGACGTGTCGACAAACGACGGGCGCCGAGGATTGCCCTTGGCGTAGGGGCGCTTCAGACGGTGGTTGACCCCATCCAATGCGGCCTGAGTCGGAACGCCAAGGATGCCCATCTGCTCGACTTCCTGAGTCAGGATGAAATCCTTGAACATCGCTTCAATCTTGCTTTCGCCGCCTGCAAACGGATTGCCAGGAGGCGGTGCGCCCATCATCATGCTTTCAAGCGATCCGGCAAGCGCGTCTTCAAGGTTCGCCGCGATCTTGTCCAGCTTCGCATCGGCGAAGGTCTGCATGATGTGGTACTTGTCTTCAAGCCATTCCGCAACATCGCCGGTCGTTTGCTCGCCGCTCTTTACCTTTGGCTTGACCGGCTTGTTGAGCTTTCCCTTTTTGGCTTGGGGGACTTTTGTTTCTGATGGGGCATTGGCGTATGGCTGGTCAACGACCCCAAGGTGAAGAATGATTTTGCCGGGACGTGATCTAGCGGCAACCAGAGTAGGGGGCGAATGACTGCCGCCGCCTACCGCCGAGGATGTGTCAAATTCCTTTGCCGCCATGATTTAACCTCAGCTTAGGCCCCAGATATTTCCGAGTTCCTGCTGCGCTGCCATCCAGGCCCGCCCATACGGGTCTTTTAATTGGCCCAGGTTCGCCATGGTCAGCCCATTCAGGAACTCCGGCACGTTCAGCGATTCGGACGAGCTCACGTCTGCGGACGACGCCACCGTGCCGCCCACGAACCCGGTGATTTTCCATTGCTGGCGCAGCGTTGCGAAATACGTCTGCCCGATCTGATCAGGGCACCAGTTAATCAGGAATGATGTCCCGAGGCAGTACACCGCGAAGCAGTAATAGTCTTGCCCCACGGCATACAGAACCTGCAGCGTCATTTCCTCTGCATAGCTCAGCGCCCAGGGGATATAGGCGCTATTCGATGGCAATGCAGATGAGGGAATCCCCGCCACCGTGGAAAGGAAGGTATAGAAGTCCGTGACATTCGGCTGCGTTGTCGTTTGCCACGGAGCCAGTCCGCCTGCATTCGGAAGTGGGGGGAAGTAGCCCATGTTTAATTACGGCGAGGACGGCCGCGGCCGCGAGTAGGTTGGTTCGGATTGCTGTTGTCGATCTCGATCCGTTCGGCGACTTCGACATCTACGCCCGGCCGCTTCTGCTCCACGATGTCCATCTCAAGCGATACGACTTCTGAGCCGGACTCTTGCGCGATTTCGGACATCTTGATGCTCGTCGCCGCTGCCGCTTCTTTGCGACGCTCGAGCGCCTGCTCATTGAGCCAGTCTTCGTTGCGCTCGAAATTCGACATCAGGCGATCAACCGGAATGGGCTTGTCGAACTGATAGCACTGGCCGATGAACGCTTGCGTACGATCGATCTCGCTCACGGGGATCAGACCATACATGCGATGCTGCTCGACGATGTGCTCATGATCCATGCGCGTGCCCTGCGGATAGACATTCTCTTGTCCGCCCGGGCGAATCTTCACTTGGAAGGGGGCCTTGTTGCCAGCGACCCAATAATGAAGCTCGAACGTTTGTTTTGTGCAGTTCGCTACATAAAGTGCCATGATGTTCCCTGTTGATCTTCCCTGTTTGAGATGCCGTGGAAACGTGACAGGGGGCACGCTTGTCGGTTGCGCAACCTATCCACGGCAAAAGAAAAGGCCGCACTTGGCGGGCTTTGTTTTGCATGAAACGAATTCTATTCGCAGAGCGCTTCTATTTCTAACCTTGCAGTATGAACAACAAGGGGCTCTTGCTTGAATTTGGGAGGCCAGTGACATGCCTTTCCGATGCGTCTCAACCATTCGACTGGGTCGATATCGCTTTTCGTGACATTGCAGGTTATGCAGAGCCACTGTAGATTCGATACATCGTTGCTCCCGCCAGAAGCTAGGGGTTGCCAGTGGTCAAGATGTTTTCTGACAGTCCTGAGATCGACCTCACAGTTCGCGCAGCAATAGTTCTGCGCCTTCAGCAATGCGCCAATCTCTTCCGGAGTATGGCTTCCCGGAGCTCTAAACAACCTAGCTCTACGTCTATGAATCTGTGCAGAGACAATCTCGGGGTTCCGGTATCGATACTCCCTCAAGTAGCCGGGATTTGCTGCGGCATATGCCCGTTGCTGCTCTGCGCGACGCTCTCGATTCTTGGCCCGCCATTCCGCGCCCTGTTGAAGCAGGAGATCCCGCTTTTCGGCGCGCCTTATCTTATCTTGGGCAGCTTTTTTGTCTTTGTTTCTTCGGTACGTTTCGGCGTCTCGCGCCTTACAAGATTCCAAATTTTCTTGTCGATACCGAGCGGCGTATTCCGAACGGTATTCGACGTTTTCATTCCGCCATTTGGCTACCGCGGCTTTGACTTTTTCTGGATTCTTTGCCCTGTACTGGGCGGATATTTGCCTAAATTTTTCAGCATTCTCTTGATATTTTATTTTTTTCTTAGCGAGAACACATTTTTTACAAGAGGACTGCACTCCGCTCTTTTTCTTTGCATCTTTATGAAAAGACGAAAGTGGCAGGCAATTCTTGCATGATGAGCAAATCTTTGTCATTTCTTCCATGATCGGCATAAGATGATGAGGAGCACTGGACTCCCATCATCTTATGCCATCGTGGAAAACTCCGCAAGAGATTTTACCCCTTGCGGCCATGCTTAATATCCAGCACTCACAATGGTAAGTGCTTCAGGCCTTACGCCCCAGCCAGAGGTTGAGCGCAGTTCGGAAACAACGTCAACGGCACCGCCAGCGAGAGGGCTGACGATTTCTCGGGGCGCTGCGAGGTCCACATATTGAAGGGCGCAAGCATTCAGCCCGGGCGTGAGTTTCGCAAATTCATTCGTGTTGATCCGCGCGCCGGACGGCTTTTTGACTTCCGGCATATTGACCAGAATGACGTCGGTACCGCCCGCACCCTTTCCAATCAATGTATCGTCGCACGCCCAAACAATCTCGTCCTGGTTCCACTCGAGCACGTCATCCACGAGGCCGCGGACCGACTTCGAACCAGCGCCTTCGCGTTGGAACTGCGTGAGCTGGACGATGCCTTGGTAGCTGATCAGGCTGAGAATGCGCTGGGTCGTCGTGATCGAGAACTTGCCCGGCAGACCCATTTGATTCGTGCGGGTCTTGATCGCCGAGATCTGCGACAGCAGAAAGAATGCGAGTGCGCCGTTGTCGTACGTGCTGATCGTCGTGTTGCCATTCGGATCGGCCGGCAGGTTCAGTGCCGTTGCGCCTTGCGTGTTCAGCAGGCCTTCGCCGTTCGTCGGACGAGCGCCGTACAGCAGCAGGTTACGCATCTGCTGGAAGATGCCCTGACGCATTGCGAGGCGCTGCGCTTCGACCAGCGACGTGCCCGTACGACCGAATGCAGCCTGGTCGTGATGGTCGTATTCGGCACGCGAGCGGAGCAGATACGTCGGCGTGCTGAATTCGCTGTACGCGATGCCGCAGCTCGGGAGCTGGTTCACCGCGAACTGGCCTTCCTGAACCTGCGTACGAACGTCGAGGCGCTTCACGTACACAGCGAGGTCACCCTCACCGAGGCGGACTTGCGGATCGCCCTGATACAGCGCTTCGAACGCGCCCGATGCTTGCTGGTACGGAAGCAGTACTTCCGGGACCAGGTAGTGCGGGCTGACCCGAATGGGGGCTTGAATTACGTTAGACATTCTTTAGTCCCCTTTAGAGAAGGATGATTGCAGCCGAACCAGTACGGTTCCACGACGCCGCGCCAGTGGTCGGGTTGTACGAAACGATCATGCTGTTGCCGACGTTCGTTTGCAGAACCTTGACGTTCAGCGCGCCCGTGCCGTAGTTCAGGACGATCGTGCCGCTCTGAGCGCCGGCCGAGAACGTGCCCGACGTGCCCGCGATCTGGAAGCTGAAGTGCTGGTTATCAGTGAAGGCGGTAACCGTCTGGTTGCCGTTGATGAGGCTGGCACCCGTGCCGGTCACGCCCGAGATGTTAATGAAATCGCCCACGCCAGCAACCGGCGAGGCCGAGGCCATCACAACCGCGAACGTCCACACGCCGCTTGCGTACGAAGCGGTCAGCGACGTCACCGAGTACGTGGCCGTCGATGCGTCGTACGGTTGCAGAACCTGGTTGTTGAAGTCCCACGAGACTTGCTGCGTGATGAGACCGCCATCGAGCGAAACAAGCGACGGGTCCATGGCAACCGCGATGCGGGCACCAGAGCCGATGCGATAGAACGGGATCGAGTCGCCGGTATAGCCAGCGGTCGGAACCGGGCTGGACGGCGAGCCTACCCAGCTATACGCCTGATCGAAGACCGAGAAGCCGGTGAGGTTCGATTGCGCGGTAGCAGCGACAATCGCACCGCCGAGGGCTACGTCGGCAGTCGCTGCGGCGATGTTTTCCGAAATCGCCATGCCACCCCAGATGGGGCCGGTTGCAGCCGACGAGAGATTGCCGATGGCGAGGTTGAAGCGAGCGTTCGGCGAGTCGTAAGCCTGGCCTTGAATGAGGCCTTGGCTTTGAATCGAGAACGAGCCCGCGCCGTTGGTCGTGCCGTACGGGTAGAAAGGAGTGTTGATGGCCATGATTTACCTTATTGCTTGCCAACGTTGGTGTTGATCCGGCCAAAGACGCGCGGCGGACGGAAGTCATCCATCCATCCACCGATCTCGCCGACGAATTCCGTCACCATGTGGCCGCTATCCATGCGGCGGGTGATCGGGCGCAGACGGATACCTTCGGGCAGGGCGGCAGGGCTGCGTGCGGCCGTCATGGCGTCAGCGTAGATACCCTTCTCGGCGATCTCGAAGACGGCCTTGTCCATACCGCGCAGCGGAACTTCTTTCCACTGATCGCTGTGCTTTTGCAGACCGCGGGCGAGACGCGTGCGATAGGCCAGAAGGCTTTCGCCATTCAGGGGACGCGGAGCCGAATCGCCGAATGCCGAATAGACCGCATCAGCCTTAGCCTGTGCATCAGCCATGGCGTGATAGTCCGCATCCGACAGCTCCTTCGGCAGGCGACGCTCGAGCGCGGCAATCATGCTGCGGATATCGGATGAATCGGCGGCGGCCTTCTTGAGGGCTGCGGCTTCGACTTCCTTCTCTTTGGCCTTGTCTTTCATTTCTTCGTCTTCGTCATCGTCTTTGCGACCGCGCTTCTTGTCAGCGGCAGTCATCAAGGGATCGGCCGGCGCGTTGTCGTCGTCGTCCTTGCGGGCGTCGTCGTCATCGTCCTTCTTGCCGAAGTCCGACTTGTCATCGTCGTCCTTCTTGGCGTCTTTCTTCGAGCCTTTGCGAGCCGTCAGCTTGGCGTCGTCATCGTCATCGTCGTCAGCCTTGGGGATCGGCATCTCTTCGTTCGACTTCGCGTCATACTCGCTATCCTTGCGAACATCGTCATCGTCGTCCTTACGCGCGCTGTCATCGTCGTCGTCTTTCTTGCAGTGTTCGACGTTGACTTCTTCCAGCGCATCCATGCGCTTCGTCAGGCCCTGGATGGCAAGCAGGATGGTATCCAGCTTGTCCGAGGCCGCATCAGCGCGCGTTTCCTTTTCAGACATATCAAAAGCTCCTTCGTTATCAGAAATGACGCCGTGCGGTGGCCCGCCTTTGTCCCAAACACCTTGCTCGCATATCGCGATGTGATCCA